ATCGACGTACACGACATCCACCTTGGTCTTCCTGATCATCCTGCGGAGCATTGTGGCGAAGTCTGAACCTGTCCGTACCGTCTCGCGAAAGAACAGCATGTCGGCGCTCTTCAATCCATCGACCCAGTTCTGAGTACCGAACACCATCTTCGCTGCTCCCTTGAGGCTGTCATGCTGGTCCGCGATGTCGTTCTCAGCCTGAACGAACGCGACCTTCAATGGACGCACAGGCTGTACACCGAACCAATCTTGACCCATAGCCCACTTCAGTCCTTGATAAAGCACCATCGAGCTTTTGCCGCAACCGCTCTGTCCTACAAACAGAAGCGATGAACCACGGCGAAGCCATCTGTCCCCGATTAGATTGTCAGGGTCATTCTCCGGGTCGTAATCGATGATGCTCTGGAGCGTGAACTCCTGAGGCATGTCCTGAGACTCCAGGTAGTCGGTGAACGCTTCCCAAGTGATCGACCCGACATTGATGGCCAACAACTTCTGCTCCTTGCCATCGCGCATCGCGCCGGCAAGACGAGAGAACCGACTCGCGTTCTTGTTCTTCGGGTCGATACCAAGGGCTTCGAGGTGTCGATAAACGATGTCTCGACGCTCTGTCCATTCCGCTTTGTCCGCTGCATCGACCCTGACCCATCCATGCAGGCTCTTGCCGCCTGAATCGATGACCACGGACATCGGCAACTTGGATTCACTGAGGACGGTCCATTGTTCGTCCTTGGACTTCTCGTCCATCTCGACGAGGACATGGCGATAGGCTGAGACGCCGGAATCGGATCCGCTCTCGTCGCTGCACGGATTGACCCGGATATAGGAGCCACGGCTGTCCTGGCTCGTCCACATCGAGCTGATGGGATCCGTGAAGTGCTTGGATATCCAGTTGTCGCGGGTCAGGAACGTACCCTTCGACCCCGGCCTTCCGTTACCAGCCTCGTCGCAGATGATGTCGTTGCAGATGCAGACCACTTCATCCGGTTCAAAGCACGCCTTGAGGAAGTCAGCGATGGAGAACCGCTTTGCAGGAACCGGAACCGGCTGGGTCGGTCTTTTGACGATGAACTTGCCGGTGGTCGATACAGGTGTGCCGCTCTGCGCGGACAAGAGCCATCCTCTCGGCTTATCGTGAGCCACCTTCGACGCCTCGACTAGCTTGTGGGCCAGTTCATGCGGTTTCCACGGCGGAACGCATTTCGCGTTGTACTCGTTGAACAACGCTTCTGCGTCTCCATGCGATAGCTCAAAGCCATGCACCAGCGACGTGGCGACGGCGAAGGTCGCCCCATGACCGTTCTGCCCTGTGACTGCTCCAGGGGTGTTCCTCAACCACGCTCTCGCGCGGTCCACATTTGATTGATTCATTCGATTCCAAGTTGTTTGCGCGCTAGTTCTCCGCTTTTGCCAAGATCGGTCTTGGCTATCTCTCGAAGAACAGAATTTGATTTCTCCAGCTTTCCGAAAAGGAGAGCAAGCTCTTTGGGTGTCATCAGGTACTTGCTCCAATGATGTATGCGTATGGAGCGCGTCTGAAACTTCGCAAAAAGCTTGCTCTGTGCATCTATGTATAGATCAGGGTGTCGCATCTATCGGCACAAACCTTGATTTGAACCTGGCTCTAGTGGTGACGTGTATCTTTCGTTTTCCATCTTGGATATAAGCCACGCCGGGCCACTTCGTCTCACCTATCAGTATCTCCACATCATCTGATATGAGTTCAACTTCTACTGCGCTGTTTGCTAGGTTCCTGAATTTCATCGTCATCGAGATGGGAAATCGCGTCCGTAGAACAGGTGCCATCAGCGTCTTGCTTTGGCTTCGGCCTGCTCATCCAGCCGCGAATGATCGCATAGTCGATAAGTTTGGGTGCATCTTTCAAGAACTGTCGATGGGAGATGTCGTTTTTCATTTTGTTGTTTTTAGCGACCGCCGCCGAGCGCGTAGTGAAGGATGAGCAATGCGTCTGAGTTTTTAAGCGTCACGTCGAGATGTGGGTACAGTTCTTGGGCCTTTGCGCGCAGCTTCCGCTTCCACTCTGCACTGGTCGCACACGATTTCCGTCCACCAAGACCAAGTGGTTCCTGCCAGATCTTCGGCTCGACCCGGTGCAGTCCGTATCCTTGAGAGTACGCTAGTCCCTGGACGATGCCGTAGTTCTCATGCAGGGTCGCCACGCTCGCAGCCGGCGTCAGCTTGCAAACGAACTTTGGAACCTTCTCAACCCAGAACTGAGATTCCGCCATCTTGAACCCGATGAGTATCTGATGGATGTCGGGCAACGACTCTGGCATCGCCATCAGGATGATTCCGTCCGGGGTTTTGATGGCAAATCCGCCACCTACACCTGGATCACACGCTACGATTTGTTTTTTCATTCGCTTGTTTATTTCTATTTCACTAAAGAGCGCATCCACCTTCGCACTCTAAATTAAACCCAGACTGTCCTCTATCATCATCTGTTAGGTGAACCTCGCTCAACGGTCTGCATGATTTGTGAAGATACAGTTTCTCATTGAAGTTTTTATTCCACACAGTTCCTTCAGCTCGAAGAGCATTGTCTATTTGTACGGCGCGATTCCATCCATCAGAATCATTCTGTCGTAGCAAAAGCCACTCATTGTTTGATTTGTAAGGACAAAAAACGCAAGCAGACCTTGGGACTTTGTGCGGAACTTTGTAATCATTAAGCCACTTTATGCAATCTTTTCTGGTCATCATTTTGTCGCACAAAGGAAACTCTGGAATCGACCACCCTAGAGCATTCATTTTGATGCGTGTAGCCCGTCCTGCTTCATCCAGACTGATTCCAAATATCTGAGTCACCTTGTCCTTGACGCGCGCACCCTTCGCAAGTCCAAGCAATGTTCTTCGGATGAATCGTTCTATGGGAAGTATCTTGTATTCACTGGTGCACTGCCGACGAGTTTTACCAAGCGGCTCACCTTCGTTTTGAGCCGTGAATGCGGGAATGGAAGCAAATCTCTTTCCAGTCGAATTGATTCCGTGTATCAAGTCATTACCAAGAATTCCAGCCGAGACAACGTGGATGATTGGCCCACCAAGACTCTTCAGCCATTCCATGTGGGAATAGACAGACTTCGGCTCCTCGCCAAGATCAGCGAAGATGGCGTAATCAATAGGGGCAATTTCACCTTTGATTGCCATCAAATACAGTGTTGTTGATTGAACTCCTCCGCCTAGGTTTAAAATCCTCATACGCTCCTTTTAATAACACAGCACCGTGACGTTTTCCGCCGCGATGCGTACCGCACTTTTTGTGTCTCCACCTTCGCTCCACTTCTCAACTTTGACCCGGCCCTTGACGCGGACCAACGCGCCGTTGCCGATATCAAGAATCTTTTCTGCGACCTGACCCCATGACGACAACTCGAACTCGTCGTAGTCTTCATGGAACCGGCCTTCGATATCAGTCCAGTGACGAGCAATCGAGATGGATCTCCTGACCATCAATGCCCCTGTCTTTGTCTCGGTCTTTCGACTGATTGCTCGTAGCTCGCCGATCAAGTAAACCACGTTCTCGGTTGGTGTCGCGGTTGTTTCGTTCGTCGTTGATTCGCTCATTTTGTAATAAATATACAGCCAAGTTCACGGTAGCTCTTCATCCTCTTCTTGGCATGGAACGCTCCGATAGGATGGAACTTGTCCGAAAAGTCCACGATTGTCGCACAGTTTTTTGTTTCTGTTTTACGCAGCGCACGACTCGCCCGCTGGATGGTCTTCTGCGATGACCGACCGCCGCTCACCATGATGAGCAGTTCGACGTTGGGCAGATCCAATCCTTCGTCGGCCAATGAGGTCGCAATCATTGTCCTGAGATTGCCGGCCTTGAACTCTTCCATGTACGAGCGCCTGTCCTTCTTCCCGATCTTGGAATGCACCAAGCGAGAGTTTGGGATGCTTGCCTCGTACTGCTCTCCAAGCGTGATACGCGGGATCAGGATGAGCGTCTGCATGTCCAGATGGTCCAGAGCATACTGCACGGCGTACCGGTTCCTCTCCTTGTTCTGGCAGATACCGATGTCCACCAGCGATTCCCAAGCGCACATCTTATTCAGGTCTTCATCGCTGATCCGCATGTACCTGCGGCGAGCCTGGAACAGCCGGTCGATGTTGTCGTCGATCTTGGTCTGGATGTTCAGGTCGGTGGCGTCGCTGATCTCCAAGTAGGCGTCGGCCAATGAATCCCCGATGTCGCTTCGAGAGATCTCGTAGATTGAATCCCGGAACAACGACCGGGTGACCTTGTTCCGATCATCATCATCGCTCCAAGGGGTCGCATCGAATCCGTATCGAAGTCCTTTGCATGACTCGATGATGCGCTTCCAACTGACGGCGGGGCTATGTTTGCACTCGTCAACGATGAGCAGGTTCTTCTTGCTGAAGTCCACCGACTCATGCGGACACCGGATATCCACAACTCCATCAGGAATCCCTGCAACGCTTAGTGATACACGTCCCTGCTGACACGTCTCGATCGTCGGAGCGGTCCAGCCAAACAGCCAATCGGGATTCAGCTTGTGATAATGCTTGATGATCGATGCCGCTATCCAGGTCTTGCCGCTACCGGCAGGAGCTATGATCAAACCATCGGACTTGGTGGCCCACTCAACTGCTTTCTTTTGGTACTCTCTCAGATTCATAATTTTATAAGATTGAATCCCGGTCGCCATTCGAGATGACCGGGATGTTTATACTACTCGCCTGACTCGACCTTGACCTCTGGCGTCTTTCCAATCATTGCCACTCGCAATGCTTGGCTGGCAAAGAACCCGATCTTAATGCCGTTCTCGACACAATACTTTCGCATCTCTTCATGGATGGTCGCGTCGATTGTGATCACTGTGCTTTTGGTTTTTTCTTTCATGTGTATTATTTCCTGCAAAGTTTCACCGCACAATCGATTGCTTCCCTGATTGCCGGCCACTCTTCTGGGTCGATCTGGATTTTTCCGTTTCCTTCAACGTGTTGTTTGACTTCAACAAATTCACCAGCCGCTTCGTCCGTGATCTCGATGTCCGTTGCAAGCTCATCGAACAGTGGTTCTTTCTCTCTGACAATGGTCCACTTGATCGTTCGTTTGATGTATTTCATGCTTTTGGTTTGTACTCTTGACCTGGGTTTTTCTGTGCGTGTTCCGCGAAATCTGCGTATGCCCGGAGGTCCACATAGTTATCAGGATGGAATACCCGGACGCTGCGATTGATCTTGAATGCCACCATCATCAACTCGACCAGATGCGACGGCATCGGTCCTGGCAGTTTGATGCCGTAATACTGTTGGATGAGTCCTACCCAAGCCAACCCGATGTTGGAATGGCTCAGGTGCGGTTCACCGTATATCTTGCCGCGCTCATTGATTGTGTCTGCAACGATGTCTTCCATGATGTTGTTCAGTTACGGATGATAGCTCCTGTTCCACCGGGCCAGTTGATTTCGACAGCCTTTACGCCCTTTAGCTTGGCCAACTGACAGATCATGTCCAAGTCCTCACCGGAGTTCGCGATGCAACTCATCACGATGTCCTCGTCCCGTACCCGGACTTGATCGGTTCTGCTGTCCTGTCGCGCCATACCGTGACCGCTCGGCCACCGGATAGCGGAACTCGACGCACCGATTCAACACAAGGGAACGTATGCCGGACGGTCTTGATTTTGTCAGTTGTTTTGCTGATTTTGTTCATAGGGAAATCCTCCTGGTGGATTCAATTTATTGAGCGCCATTTTGATCAATCCGTTCTCAAGCAATTTGATGCGCTCGGTTGCTGTGTCCAACTCATTCTCCAGAGTTCGAGCGAATGCGGCACTGACCCACGGTCCCTCTTCGTTGGTGACAATGGCCTCATTGGTTCTAGGTGTGTGATTCATGGCTTGGATTCCTTATTCCTTAACTTCTTCCATGATTTAATTGCTCTTTCGCGAGACAAAATACAGTTGTTTGTATATACGTAATTGCTTTAAAAAACACAAAGCCTATCCCCGATAATTACCATCTTTTTTATTCTGAGAATAGCATCATCCCGCTCCTTTGCGATGCGATTCACGTCACTATTGGCAGACTCAAGAAGTTCAATGCGATGCTTCAACCTGACGTTCTCATCGCGTAGTTCATCTCGCTCGTCCGCTATCTGGTCGATGATGCTTGGTTGTGGTAGGTTCACGGCTTGGATTCTTTGAGTTTAGTCCATGACTTGTGGAAGTCGTTTTCGCGAGCTATTCGGTAGTCACCTTCATTCTCCAATTCATTGATGTAATCATCCTGCTCCTGAAGCCTTTGTCCAGCCTCGGCAATCGCAGCGTTGGCCACTCCATCCTCGCTCTGTATCCCTTCGGATAGAATCCGCATCGCCTCGATTAGAGTCTTGATATCAGTTCTTTTCATAATTCAATGCTTCGTGGATTGCTGGAAATTGAACGGCAAAGATTTCATCGCGGATAGCCTCTGCAATCAATCGATGTTCCTTCTGCGTACCCTTCGCGCATCGCTGCTCCAGATAGTGGATCCATGAACGGACATTGCCGGTCATGTACAAAGTCGTCTGGGTGCAGAGCGGAAGGATCATGCGGGCGGTTTCCTTGGATACTCCTGCACCAATCATCCTCAGATATGTGGTTTCGCAAAATCTAACAGTATCATCAAATGTGCATTTTATGCCCAAGTCATTTATGACATCACCACTACCCTGTCGATTCTTCAAGTCCTGCGTTCTAAACTCAACAGGCTCGAACTCTGTTGCGACCGCATACCGTTGTGAAAATTCTTGGAACGAAAAGCTCCTGTGTCTGATTATCTGAGCAGATATAGCTCTGCTTGTCACTATCTCGACCGTAAAACTGGCCTGCTCAAAGATGCTCCAATGTCCGTTCTTGATACAGTAGGCCAACAACTTCGGACTGGTCAGGGTGTTGTTCTGGTTCGATGGATTGCTGACACGCGCGCAATATGAGATGAAGTCGGATGCCGACATATCATCGATCGGCTTTGTTATCGCCACTAGTTTTACATTCATATGATGAGCGTTGTAAAGGAATGCGCTCCCCTCCTTGTCACTTAGTAAGGCAAGTTATCTTCAGCAGCGACCGGAGCGACAGCCTTCATGTTCTTCACCCGTATTATCTTCTTCTTCTCGCCTGCCTGATCAACGTACTC